CAAGGCGTGGCAGTGGTCAGCACCAACACAGTCGCAGTGCGCAACACGCTGTACGTCCTGACGGCGTCCCTAACGCTGACGCTGCCGGCCTCGCCTGCGGTAGGTGACACGGTCAAGGTCAGCAACCTGTCAGGCACCATCACCTGTGTGGTCGGGCGCAACGGCAACAAGATCCAGAACGTGGCCGAGGATCTGACAATCGACAGCTTGAACGCGGCGATCACGCTGACCTACGCGAGCGCCTCTTTGGGCTGGGTCTTTGCTTGAGAAAGTAGCACCATGAGTACCCTTTCGCAATTCGTCTCCGGCGGCAAGTCTCAGTCGCAAGTCTTCACCAGCGGCAGCGGCAACTGGACCGTGCCGGTGGGCGTCACCAGCGTGCGCGTGTTCGCGGTGGGGGGCGGCGGTGGTGGGGGCGGCGGGTACACCTCGACGTACCGCGGCGGCGGTGGTGGTGGTGGCTCGGTCGTCGAGATCGACCTGGCCGTGACCTCTGGCGCGTCCGTCGCCTACGCGGTCGGCGTAGCTGGCACGGCCGGGGCCATCAACGGCAACGGCGAGGCAGGCGGCAACACCACCTTCGGCACCGTCACGGCCTACGGCGGGGGCGGTGGCGCCAAGGGCCAAGTCGGCACTGATGGCGGCGGCGGCGGCGGGGGCGGGTTCGGTGCTGGCGGCTCCAGCTCGGGCAGCAACGTCGGCGGGGCAGGCGGTGCTGGCACTGGCGGCGCGGGCGGTGACAACGGCGTGGGTGGCTCGGCTGGCGTCGTGTTCCTGAACGGCCAGGGCGGCGGCGGCGGTGGTGGTGGCAACGCCAGCGGCGGGGCCAGCATGGCCGGCGGCGGTGCTGCCAGCTCCAACCGCGGCGGTGGCGGCGGCTCCTACGGGGCCGGTGCTGCAGGCGGCGCGGCCGGGGCTGCCAACACAGGTGGCGGCGGCGGTGGCGGTGCAGTCAACACGGCCGGCAACGCCGGTGGTTCCGGGTATCTGATGGTGACGTGGGTGGGGTGATCGATGGCAACGAAGACAGCAAACCTGGCGCAGCTCAGCAACACGTTCGATGTCAACTCCTCCGGCGCGGTGAGCGTCGGCGGGTCCACCGGCACCTCGGGCCAGGTGCTGACATCGCAGGGATCTGGGGCGGCGCCTCAGTGGGGGAATGGCCCTGGTCTCACGTTACTGGCGACGCTGACGCCGACCAACGGCGCCACCAGCGTTTCCACAACTGGATTGGCGATCAGCAAATCGCTGATCATTATTACGGATGGAATCGAGCTAACAACATTCGGTATTTTGAATCTAAATATAAGCTCAGACAACGGTAGCAGTTACAGCACGCAAAACATTACTTTTGCAGGAAGTTCTACGACCCCAGGAGGGTTTATACAATTGTTCAGAACGGACACAAGTTCTAGCAACAAACCATATTTCGTGGCTGGCAGCTTCGGCTACGGCGCCATAACAGACGTCACGGGGGTTGTCAACGCGCTGAGAATTACGACCGGCGCAACTTTCAATGGGGTCGGCAAAATTTACGTCTACGGGCTGAACTGAGTCGGGTCAGGCGATGAACGACTACACCGGACCCGAGCGCCGCCAGGCTTCTCTGACCGAGGACAAGGTGGCGCTGATGATCCAGACCGCCGTCGCGGACGCGCTGAAGTCCCATGAGCAGCACCTGACGCTGCACATGGACAAGCAGTTCAGCACCCTTCGCCAAGCCTTCAACGATGCGTTTCCTGATGGTGATCCGCACGGCCACCGCATGGCACATGAGAAGGCGATCGCCAATGCCACCTGGTGGGAGAAGACCAAGAGCGACGCGTTCTCCAAGGTCACGGCTGCAGGCCTGTGGGCGGTGGTCATGTTCATGGCTGTGGCGGCGTGGGAGCACATCAAGCAGGAGGCGCGCAAATGATCGAGATCGTCGGTGGGGGCCTTCTCGGCTCCATCTTCGGTGGCTTGTTCAGGCTCGCCCCTGAGGTGCTGAAGTTCTTCGACAAGAAGAACGAGCGCCAGCATGAGCTGTCCATGTTCACGCTGCAGACGGACCTGGAGAAGGTCCGCGGCCACTTCCGCATGGAGGAGAAGTACGCCGAGCACTCCACGGAGCAGCTCAAGGCCATTCAGGCGGCCTTCAGGGAGCAGGCAGCCACCGCCAAGGAGGCCGGCTGGTTCGTCGCCGCCGTCTCCGCGCTGGTTCGTCCTGGCATCACCTGGGCCCTGTTCGGCATGTATGCCGTCGTCAAGGCGGCCGCCCTGGCCATCGCCCTGCAGTCGGGCGCGCCCTGGCAGGACGTGGTGCTCAAGGGCTGGAGCGCTGACGACTTCGCCATGCTGAACATGGTGCTCACCTTCTGGTTCGTCGGCCGGGCGATCGAGAAGTACCAGGCCCATGATCGATGACGCGATCAGGCTGAGTGCAGAGCTGCTGGTGCGGCCCTTTGAGGGCTACCACCGGCGCCTGCCAGACGGCAGCTGCAGGTCCTACCCTGACCCAGGCACGGGCGAGCGGCCATGGACGATCGGCTGGGGCAGCACAGGGCCCGACATCGGGCCGGAGACGGTCTGGTCCCGCGAGGCGGCTGACGCCCGCCTGACCCATGAGCTTGAGGGGTTCGCTTCGGCAGTGGTCAGGATGTCCCCGCGGCTGCTGCGTGAGCCTGACCGGCGCCTGGCGGCCATCATCTCCTTCGCCTACAACTGCGGCACCGGCAACTACCGCATCAGCACGCTGAAGAAGCGCGTGGACGCGGGCGACTGGGCTGGCGCCAAGCAGGAGATCGTCAGGTGGAACAAGGCCGCCGGGCGCGTCCTGAACGGTCTGACCAGGCGCAGACAGGCTGAAGCGGCACTGCTCTGACGCTGTGCCATTTCTGTGCCGCAAATTATCCTTGATGTGCCCAAATCCTCATCGCTGAGAATTCCGCACATAGGGAAGAAGGAAGTGATAGCGTCTTGTGATTCTGGTACTTCCCACCGCTAAGTTGTTGATTTAGAAGGAATGTTGAGCGGTTCTCGGTGAGTTTGTGTCATTTTTGTGCCATTCTCACCTTCAGTGGTGGCTGTAGCTCAGTTGGTAGAGCTCTGGATTGTGATTCCAGCGGTCGTGGGTTCGAGCCCCATCAGCCACCCCATCCCCCTCACAGGCTGACCCGTTCAGCCGCCGCGGCCAGGTGCTCTGGCGACAGGTGCGCGTAGCGCTGTACCATCTGCGGACTGTGCCAGCCGCCCAGCTCCTGCAGCACCGAGAGCGGGGTGCCGGCCATCGCGTGCCAGCTCGCCCAAGTGTGGCGCAGGTCATGGAACCGCAGCCAGGGCACGCCAGCGCGCGTGCAGGAGGCCTTCCAGGTGTTGCACCACACTCGCGTAACGTCGCCCCAGACGCGGCCCTCATGCGGCTCAGGCAGTGCCTTCAGGATCTCGCGGGCGGCGGTGTTCAGCGGCACCAGGATCCGCTGGCCGGCTTTGGCCTCATCCGCCTCGACAATGACTGTGCCGCGCTGCAGGTCCACTTTGTCCCAGGTCAGGTTGAAAACGTTCGATCTTCTCAACCCGGTGAGCAAAGCGAAACGGACGGGAGTCCGGTACTTTTCTGGTAAAGAGGCCATCAAAAGCTCCGCCTGCTCGCGTGTCAGAAATGCGACGCGGCGCTTCGGTTCGGACTCGGTGCGCAGCACGGGGGCGCGGTCAATCCACTCCCACTCGCGCTCGGCGGCGCGCAGCATGGAGCGGATCAGGGCGCGGTAGCGGTTGCGGGTGGCCGGCTTGACGTCGGTGGGCAGGATCTGCTCGATGTCGTCGCGGGTGATGTTGGCGAGCTGGCGGTCGCCCAGCTTCGGCAGGAAGTAGCCGATCTTGTCCTGGTCCTCGGACAGGCTCTTCTTGTGGGCCTTCTCGACCAGCCAGCGGGCGCAGGCCTCGCGGAAGGTCTTCTTGGGCTTGGCCTTGAGCAGACGGCCCTGCCAGAGCTCAGCGCGCCGGATGTCGGCCAACGACTGGGCCTGCTTCTTGTCGCCGGTCTTCAGGCTTTCGCGGATGCGCTGGCCGTTGATCTGGACGTCCAGCCAGTAGACGTCGCCGCGGAGTTTGATGGACATGTCGTGGGTTCCTTTGGGTGTTGCGGATCGGAGCTCTATCGTCTCCGTGATGAGATTCTCGCAACGTCAAGATGTGCCGTCAACAGATTTCTGCGACACAAATGCGTAGGGACAAACCCTAGGGCCCCTTCAGCCCCCACAGCGCGATCAGCGCCGCCTCGGCCTTTCCGTCGTCCTTGACGCGCTTGAACTCCCCGGCCTGCTGGGGCCAGGTGGCGGCGGCCTTGGCGCGGGCGGCGTCCTTGCCGCTGTTCAGGCCCAGGGCCCGCTTCCAGCGCGCCGGGGGCACCGACTGCACCGGGATGCCCAGCCCGGCCAGCACGCCCTTGGCCAGGCCGAAAGCCTCACCGAATGCGAACATGCTGCTGACGCCCTGGCCGGGCATGGCTCCCACCTGCTCGACCACTGCGGTGGTGCCGTGCACGTTGTACAGGCGCAGCTCGGCGGCAAGCATCTCTTGGCTGACGCGGCGCTTGGCCTTGCCGCCCACCGTCACCTCCACCGCGGGCATGTCGAAGACCTGCACCAGGCTGCCGTCGGGCTCAAGGATGGCCACCGCGCCCGCGGCGCCTGGGTCGATGCCGATGATGAAGCTCATGCGTTGCGCTCCTTCGCCTTTGCGGCCATTGCAGCCCACCAGCCCGCGCAGTAAGCGATCTTCTCGGCCTCGGTCTGGGCTTCGGGTGGTGGCTCCGGCTGCTCCAGCGCGGCCTTGAGGGCGTTGATGGCTTGCTCCATCGGGCCTTCGTAATCGGCCAAGACAAAGCCGTACTTGTTGATGTGCTCCAA